AAGAGCCATCGCCCCACACCTCCGACACTTTGCCGCTTAAAGCGTCTTTGAAATTATCTACGCCCTGGTCATTTTCATTGCCATCATCTCCCTTGAGCTTCGCAATCTCAGCTTTTAGTTTTTCAAGCTTTAACCGATGTTCTTCGGTAACAAGCTTACCGCGCATCATTTCTTCATAGCGAGCAAAAAGTCCCTCTAGCGTCTTCATTGCCGTACTTTGAGCTTTTAAGAATGCAGCATGCTTATCCCATGCAAACTGCAATTCCCATTCCTTTTCGGTACCGTTGTCCATATCTTTATAACGCTTAAGCACCTTGGTAGTGTCTTCCTGGTTTTCTACATACATTAACCGCTGCGCCCTAGCAATGGCCGTATACTGAATGACGATGTTTTCCCATAGCATTTCCAACGGGCTCTTAATATTGATACTCTCAACAATCTCCCTTGTTTCTTCATCGTCCGGAAATATGCGTGAAAAGAAACCATGCTTTTCTGCATTCTTATTGCCTGGCTGCGCATAGCCGCCTTTATTACCTATGGCGTTTTTATTACCTTTAGGAGCGCCATACCCAACAGCGTTTTTGTTTCCCGGTTTGGCTCCACACTTTTTGGAGTACTCCGAAAAATACGGAGTACTCCGTTCATTTTTTTTGAGTACTCCGTTCATCCGATCAAGCCAGTTATCTTTACATTTCCAGCCTGACACTGTTTTTTCGGACAATGATAGCATTTCTGCAATCTTTCGATTGCTAATTGTGCCCTCTTGTTCAAGGTAAATCTCCAACGCCTTATCCCTATTTGGATCTCGATTACGCCCCATGCTACATATCACCCACCTCCGTTATGGATCTTCACGTTGAAGCTTTAAATCAAGCTCAATAAGCTTTTTAAGATCATCTACATTTTTAATCTCAATAAGCCCCTTCTGGAAATCGCTTATCCATTTTGCAATTCCCGCCCGGACAATTTTTCGATACTTAGCCTTTTCCGCTGCTATATCCTCAGTAAACTGGGGTTCACCCTGCAAAGCCTTATTCGAACATTTGTTTGTTTTTCCTATTGCCAACACCCCCATTTATATAATAAAATGGTTGCGAGGTAGTAGTCCTGAGTAACCGTGGCCACGGACTATCCTACTATCTCCTACCGGGGGTGCCCGGAAATGGGGTGGACGTTGACGCGTCTACCCCTCTATCTTTATCAACATCGACGTAAAACGAATATCAAAATTGAATTCTACAAACACTACAAACATACCCAAATCTGGAGCAATAAAAGGGGGGCTCTATGATGCCATGTACAACAAAAGATTTATTTGAAATTCCTATTCCTATCCCTGAGACGCGAGCATCCATGTGCCGTCAGGAACACACTATAAGCATTGGTGGTTATAGACACAGAGTATCCTATGACGTTCCTTGTGTTCAAACTAGAACGTGCGATTATACAGCACAAATGGAAGTTTGTTATCCTTCAGAAAATGAATTAACTGACACTGCTAAAAAAGTTCTAGGAGCTGCAATACTTGCTGGAATTGCAGGAGCTGTAGCAGCCGAACTTGCTATTCCAGAACCAACAGCAGTTGAAGCTACTAAGGGATTCGAAACAGGCTTTAATGGTTATTTGCTCACACAATCAGACGAAATAAAGAACCAGTTGCTCAATAAAGTTACTACACATGTAAAGCTTGATTCCACGTGCGGCAACTGGCATTGAATGAGCTATTAGGTGGTAAGTTTAAGTGCCTTGTTTCCCGTAAACTCTTCCCATCGCTTGATTATTACGTCGCAATATATCGGCTCCATCTCCATGCTGTAGCAGACGCGCTCAGTTTGCTCAGCGGCCATAAGAGTCGAACCTGAACCACCAAAGAAGTCAGCGACATTATCGCCAGACTTACTCGAATTGCAAATAGCCCGACCACATAAGCCAATCGGCTTCATGGTCGGGTGCTCTCCGTTTCTAAGAGGCTTTTCAAATCTCCAAATACTGGTATCCTCATCAGTGCCTGTATGAAGAATTTCGAAATCAGTCATTTTTAATGCAACCGTACTGAGGCCCACCGTTATAGTTGCGATGGCGTTTTTTCCATCCTGCTGTATTACAATCGGCATATCATTGTCAATTACGGTGCTCTGCTTTCGACCACCGTACCAACGATGTGCCGCCCCAGGTTTCCATCCGTACAAGATCGCTTCATGACGCCATTGATAATCTTGCCGACCGATAACAAATTGATTTTTAACCCATATAAGACACTGCTTCAATAGCCAGCCAGCACCCTGTAAAGCTCCACGAAAGTTTGAACCTTCCGAATCAGCATGACACACATAAATAGCACCGCCTGGAGCAGTAACGGCATACATTGAAGCAAATGCATCATGAAGGAATGTATTAAATTTCTCCGACGACATGTTATCATTTTGAATCGTTAGCTTATCCTCTGTGCCACCTTGGTAATTTACGTTATATGGCGGGTCGGTGAATACCATTTCCGCCTGCTGCCCGTTCATTAGTTTCTCGACGTCGGCCAATACAGTAGAATCACCACACATAAGCCGATGACGTCCTAATTGCCATATATCACCCTTTTGGGTTATCGGCTCAGTAATATTAGCGGCCTCAGCCGCAGGATCAAAATTATCTTCGACAATATCGCCAGTCTCCATCTCAGCCAGCAACTTATCTACTTCCTGAGCACTAAAACCAGTTAATTCAACGTCCAACGAATCGTTAATATCCGCCAATAGATCTGCCAACAATTCATAGTCCAATTCGCTAAACTCTGCAATCCGATTATCAGCAATCAAATCTGCCCACTCAGCAGCTTCATCCGCATAGACCTGCCGATCAATCGGGACTTGGCTAACACCAAGCCGCTGGGCCGCCATAAGCCGCCCATGACCACGAACGATAAACCCAGAGCGAGTGCTTACCGTAATCGGTGCGCGCCAGCCCTGGTTTTGGATTATCTTCGCTAATAACTCTATTTGTTTATCGCTGTGTTGATTGGGGTTTCGCGGATTCGGTACCAGCTGTGCAATATCGGTCAATTCATCGAAAGCACAATAGACGGAAATTCCGTCTGCAAGTATTTCTTTCGTCATTTCAGCACCCCTGTCACTTTACTAGATTTATATTTATTTAAACAGTCACGCTGTTGTTTTCAAAGTTAATTTAGGGGAACCGATGTATTGTCGGTTCCCCTAGTTTTATTAGTATTTGATACAGTATTTAAGTACGATATAAGGAGGCATATTATTGTGGGCACCGCCGCCACCAGTGCTATCCGTTACGGCGGTATCAGACGTCATAGCAATACCATTTGGAGTTCCCCCAGATGCAACACTATACCTAGCCGCACCTAATTTATGCGTATGTGCAGGCATTTCATCCGTGGTCAGCGTATGTGTTGCTTCGCCGCCAGTAGCAGCAATCGTCGCATAGGTAGTACCCAAACCAAGTATAAAATTGTCATGTAAGCTTGGCAAAGCAAATGTAGTGCTACCGTCCCCTTCACCAAAAGCAGTTCCAATCAACGCAAACAACTCCGCATAATCCGTTCTCGAAACAGTCGAACCGTCACATGCCAGCCAACCGGACGGTACAGTAGTCATAGCAAAAGCTTGTACAGCACCAGTTGGCACACCTGCAAGCGCAACACTTGGTAATACGCTAGTATCAAGTACACCAGTAGCCCCTAGTACTGGAATATTCCCTGCATTCGCAGACCCTGTTGATTCTACAACTCCCGTTAATACAAAACTCATTTTCCATTTCCCCTTTCAATTTAAACAATATTAAATGCGGCAAATCATGAGTTGATTTTGGCAACCACCTCCCTTAAAGGCAAAAGAAAAAGACTCAACAAAAAAGCTGAGTCTCAAGCAATTATTACTTTAAAATTCCGGTTACGCGGCTGGACTTATATCCCCGCTGAGTTTTACTGCACCCTGGATTAAACGTCTCATGCACAATGATGGACCGCAATACTGGTTCATAGCACTCTACCTGCCCAACCCCATCAATGGCTACACGCCGGGCGGTGCAGGTTTCAATCCCGTGATGTTTACAGTCTGTCAACTTACAAATTACAGTTGTTATGGCGTCCGCCTCCTTGTTTTAGACATAAAAATAGACCGCCATAAAAGGCGGTCCGCTTTCCAAAAGTTTGCGTTATTCGCTTCCGGGTATCATTTCAGCTACTTCTTCAACTGCTTCTAATTCAGGCTTTAATCGGATAGCGCACCCATTTTTGCCAAATATACTTTGTATTAAAAATGCATACATAGAATCCCTATTTTGGGGGTTTGCATATTCAACTAACTTAATCGCTGTTAGAAACTTTTCCGTATTTCTTAAACTATCATGGTAAAGGTTTAATTGTTGTTGAGATTGTTTATACAGCCAAAAAAATAGACCCGCAATAATTTCGGTAATTGCGCCCGAGAATGTAGAATAGAATAATACTTGTCCATCCTTAACAAGAAGGGTAACTAGCATACCTGCAGCAAAAAGAGCAAAACCAATAACGCAGGCCCATTGCGCACCTGAAAATGCCTTGCGGGCTTGTTGCTTGTTGAGTATATAATACTCTTTAGCCTCGGCCACATTTCTTAGCATTAAGGTTAAAACATCATCATTTTCTTTTATTTTTATTTTTTCGAAGCTTTCAATTAGTCGATTAATCTCATCTTGTATTTCTTGATTTTCTGCTTTCGTATGCTTTGATTCTGATGACTTAACAGCTTTTAAAGAAAATGACATCACCGATAGACTAAATGCTGCCGCCAATATTATCAAAGGTAAATCAAAATTCGAAGTTAAGTTGAAAAAACCCATTACACACACTCCATCATAAAATCCTTTTACAATAATTATTTTACAAAGATTGCTAATATCCTGCATAAAAATAGACCGCCATTTTCGGCGGTCACGTTATGTAAACCTACTAGGTTGCAGACCAATTAATTCAAGTTTAGCATATTTGTCAAAAAAGTCAACCGTTAAATGACGCGCACTTTCCAGCCAAGCCTGCATTAATTTGGGCTAACGATTTCTTTTTCATATCAGACGTTCGACTTCGCCCCTTGCTTTTACTGCCGCCACTACCTAGCAAAGCCTCTCCCGCTGGTAATGCTTCTTTAGCTGGCAAGTTAGCCTTGTATCTCTCACTCATCAAGCTTGTAATTTCATCATCGTCAGCACTACTTGTTTCTGGCCAAACCTCGGTACCACATTCGGGGCATTTATAAAAATCCTGCTTTGAACTGTAAGTCATAACAACCCTGCATTCCTGACAAAACCAAGGCTTTCTAATCATCATAACCCCTCCCAAAAATAAAATATCATTCAAAACGCCATTGGGGCGGCCTGATCGGCTGCCCCTTTATCTGTATATAATTACTGCTACCAGTACTCCGGCTGTGATTGTTACCGCAAAGCCGTGCGGCGTACAGAGCAAGAAATAACATGTGTTAGTTAGTTTTTGTATTGCGGGTCGCCTCCTCAAATTCTGGCCTTTGATTCCATTTCTTTATAGCAGCACGATTACTGCTACAATACCCCGAAGAAGATTCACAGGTATTGCAAAACACTTTAAACTCTTCCCGATACGAACCGTAAGTCTCGTGTTGGCGTAATGCATTCGCTATTTTTGTGTTCGTGCTTCCACAAAACGGACATGGTTTTATATTCACTTTTACTCCTCCCAATTGTTTAAGTCGGTTTCCCATGCACGGGACCATACCAAAAAATAACGCTACTTATTCATGCTGTTCACTCGTTCAATTCTTGCCTTTAGTGCATTCATCAACCTATCCTGCGTACCCGACTTGTCCTCCAAGGCTGCAATTACATCATCATCCACGCCGCCTTCAACCGTTAGATGATGAATAATAACCTTCTCTGTTTGCCCCTGACGGTGTAGCCGCTTATTTGCTTGCTGGTAGAGCTCTAAGGACCAGTTAAGTCCAAACCAGATAACATGGTTTCCGCCCTGTTGAAGATTTAGGCCGTAGGCAGCGCTGGCGGGATGGGCTAGCAGTATATCAATTTGCCTGTTATTCCAATCGGTTTCATCCTGTGGTGTTTTTAACTCACGAACCCGTAACCCACTGCTCTTAAGGGCTGCTTTAATTCTCGCAAGATCATGCTGAAAGTTATAAAACACTAGTGCCGGTTTTCCATTTAGGCCTTCTACCAATTCTAAAAACGCTTCAATCTTGCACTTATGGATTTCTATGGCTTCCCGATTTTCATCATACACAGCCCCATTACATAACTGCAACAGTTTGTTGGTTAATACGGCGGCGCTGCCCGCGTCAATCGTTGTTTCATCTACCTCAAGTAACATTTCCTTTTCCAGCTTTTCATACGCGGCCTGGGCTTTACTGTCTAAAACCACAGGCACCGTTACCGAAATACAATCTGGAAGTTCTAAGTAATCCTCGGCTTTCATGCTGACACAAACATCACCTATAAGTCGTTGGATAACATCGTCAGCTCCAGGCTTTGGTGCATAACTGAATATATGGTCCCGATCACGCTGATCCGGTTCAAAGTACCGTTCCCTAAACTGCGTAATCTTCTTGCCCAGGCGATCCCCTTCGTCCAATAAATACACTTGCGCCCATATATCCAACAGGCCATTAGGCGCTGGCGTACCTGTAAGGATCACAATTCTTTTTATAAATTTACGCACCCACGTTAAAGCTTTAAACCGTTTGGCCTGATGGTTCTTAAAACTGCTGGACTCGTCCACCACAACCATGTCAAACGGCCACGCATTACGGTAATACTCTACTAGCCACGGTATGTTTTCCCGGTTAATAACCCAAATATCCGCGGGTGTATTTAACGCTTTAATTCGTTTGGCCTGACTACCTAATACCGGCATAATGCGAAGCAGTTTCAAATGATCCCACTTCTTTGCCTCTTTGCTCCAGGTAGACTCGGCTACTTTCTTCGGGGCAATCACTAGTACTTTTGACACCCAAAACCGGTTATATTTCATGTCATTGACTGCCGTTAGTACAATCGGGGTTTTCCCTAATCCCATATCTAACAAAAGTCCTAAAGCTTCGTCTGTCAGTAACCGGTTAATACAATACCTCTGATATGCATGCGGTACAAATTTCACCCTTATCACCTACCGGCCATAAAATCATCTACACCCTGTTTACTATCCAGCGTAAACACCTCAAAGCCTAATGACCTTAGCTTTTTAGCCTGCGTTGCCTGAAGAAGCGTCGGCTTTTGTCCTGGCGCTTTTAGCTCAACGAATGCAATATTACCTCCCGGAAACAGTACTAGCCTATCAGGAACCCCTCTATTTCCAGGCGAGACAAATTTATAAGCTTTGCCGCCTGCTTCTTTTACCCTATCTCTCAAATACGCCTCGATAACCTTTTCCCTCATGTCGGTTACCTCCCTTAAAAATTAGCCGTTATCATTGTCAGCATTTTCCCTATATATACGCGTGTATAGGCGCGTCAGGCGCGTGCGCGCCCTCTAATTTCTTTATTTATTACTTCTATATAAAAGAATGATAACAATGATAACAAAACGATTTTTACCCTTATACTTATTGGGTTTTACTCGTTATCAAAGCCGTTATCATTGCCTTTTTTGAATGATAACAATGATAACCGAGAATGATAACAAAAATTAGAATGATAACGGAGAATGATAACAGGATTTAAGCCTTTATAAAACCACGCTGATGCCCATATGAAGGCCCAAATCTATACATGCTTTTTGTTCTATCCCATCCTGGAATACTGGCTAAAATTCCATTAAGCTCTATTGAATCTGAACGCTTCATAAACTTTATATCCCCGCCTAAACATTCACACCATACTTCTAACGCGCATATCCGATCACGTTCTATAGTTTCACAGTTGCCACGTTCAAACTCGCTGGCCCAATACATTCGCCTTTGCTCTAACGAACGTTTTTCCCACCCCGCTGGAACCCGCCTTTCTACGAATTCCCGGATAACCCCCTCTTTGGCGTTGCTTTCTCTGTGGGATTCTTGTTCCAGTTTTGCTTCCTGTTCAGCTTCACCCGTTAAGTACAATGACTCCCCTAATTGCCAATAACAGAACGCTTCCGCCCATATTTGCGGTACCTCATTCTCTAACTGATTAAATACGCTTTTGGTCACCGGCTGCAGCCCTACATCAACAGGCCAAAACCGTCTATTCCCCGTTCGATCTCTTAAAAACTCGTTATCGTTTGTCGTACCAAAAAATACGCACCTTCTAGGAAATATGCCTGTACGGCGTCCATACGGTTCCCGGTAAATATCTTCTGTACGGCTAAGAAATTGCTTTACTGCGTTCGTTTCTGACTTACTAAGGCCGTTAAGTTCGCCTACCTCATTAATCCAAACGCCTTGGATCATCTCAGATGCTTCTTTTCCCTCAAAAGTCTGTAAGCTATCTGAATACCAGCGCTTCCCTAACAACCTTAAGAAGGTACTTTTACCTAATCCCTGCGGCCCGGCGAATATCGGCATATAATCAAATTTACATCCGGGTGTCATGGCTCTGGCCACCGCTGCAGTTAATGACTTACGAATAACCGTCCTGGTGTAAAGCGTATCTTTTGCGCCCAAATAATCCACCAAAAGGGTATCCAGTCGTTTAACCCCATCCCATTTAAGCCCCGTAAGGTAGTCTTTGACATCATTAATAGTATTTTTGTGTGCACATAACGCTGTGGCATCAAATATACGCTCTTTCCCGGTAATTCCGTAAGTTCGTTCTATGTAATGCCTAAGCCCTGCATCGTCAATGTCCGTCCACTGTCGGCGCTCTGTGCGTCCATCCCAAGGGAGGGAGCCAAGCACAAGGCCCCTATTAGCGAATTCGTCAAAGGCTATCTTACCTTTTAACAGCGGATCGTTTTCGAGTATAACCAAAACATTGTCCGTTGTTTTGGCCGGCGCGCCTGTGGTAGCACTTACGGCCAGCTTACTGATCCAGTTAGCCGTTTCTTCTTCAGCCGGCATAAACGGAGTGGAAAAATCTTGCGTGGCTTTTTCATAGCGTTCTTGATTCAAGAGAGCAGCGACACCAGTATCCGTTATAGCGAATTCACACATAGCCACGAAGGACGGTAGCTTATTAGTCGGTGTATCTGGTTTCGCATCATCGTCTCGTTCGAAAAACTTATGCAGCCGTACCAAGTCGAAGGCGTTTACTAGTTTACCGCCTGCCGGATCCGTTGCGTGATGGCTGTACAAGAAATTCCCGTTATCGTATATAACCGCGCCGCCTACCGTACTCCCTCCGGTAAAGGTATACCGGCCATCACTTTCAGCACAAGGCTCATACACGCCAGGCAAAAAAGTGTCCATTGATTTGTATATATCGTAGATTTTACAAAAGGCCCCTACTATACCGGATTTTTCTAAAGGGTTTCCTTGCTGCGCGGCTCGTTTAACCTGCGCTTGATCCGAACCGGGAACCTTCGGCCATTCGGCTATGTTCCGCCAATCAGTGTATGTGGCTAATAATCCGTCTACATCAAGAAAAGGCTTATCTCCGTACTGATATACATATTGGCTATCTATACAGCAGCTTGGCCAATACATTAGCCGGCTAACTTCGAACGTGGTCGGATCACATAATTCAATACCGACAATACTGGCTAATTTCCTGGCGATAGGTTCATATTCATCCACTGTCGTTGTCCGGCTAACCGGCACTAGCACCCGTAACCTTGGCTTTGCCTCTTCATGCTTACGTGTAGAGTAAACCGCATAGCAGCAGCCTAACCCATCAATTCGGCGCAGAGTATCGAGTGTACCGGCTGGAGGTATATTATCCAGGTCAAGGGTTAACACGTCCCTGCCAGTCACGGCAGCAGTTTTACGCCTTCCATCTGCAAGGGTACCGGCCACAAAGCCGCCAACGTCTTTAAGATCATCCTGTCGGCTTTTCGGTAACGCCAGGTATTCGGCCATAGTTTCCGTACCACGTACCGGTGTCTTGAGACGTTCTACCATTTCCGACCAGTATAAAGTTTGGGCTGGCCAACGCGTAGCCTTTCGGCTGCCTGCAGCTGATACTGTAATTTGTCTATCGTTTAGGAGCACTTGGAGTGTCACCCCTTTTTACAAGTCAAGTCTCTTTTGGTAACTCGAATATTTGGATATCTTTTTACACCATTTGCAAGATCCAGAGCATTTCCAGACATTCAAAAAACGCTGTGAATAAAATCAAGCTATCTGGTTAGACTACTCTCATATTTAAGTGAAAGGAGGCGTTAACTTTGCCGTTTCTTATTCAATCGGGTAAGGTTCTGAAAAAAAATCCGGGTATGCTATCAGTTAATTTTCCAAGACCTTTTAGTACAGCACCTAATGTTGTTGTCTCTCCTTTTTGGGAAAATCAAGATATGGAAGTTGGTCACGATGAAACAATTGATTCAATAACTACCCACGGCTTTACGCTCGCTAGCAAAAATGCCGCTCCTAATTACTATGTAAACTGGATTGCAGTCGAAAATGAACGGTAGTGTAATTAATACTCGCTAACCCAATGCCAATACATAGGGTTAGCTTTTATTATGATAACAAGATTTTTTACTCCTTCTTATAAAACGTAGTACTAAAACCCTCAGCTTTGAGCAATAACCCGGGAGCCCATGAAATTGGCTGTCCCATTAGCTTACAGATGGTCTCTAAATCCGTATTTTCCGGTGCATCAACTATAATTTCATCGTGAACATGCATTACGATTTGATACCCGTTAGACGCTACACGAATTAAGCTTTCAGCCAAGCAGTCTCGCGCTATAGCCTGGACCACATTCTCTGTCAGCTTACCGCCATAAGTCGGAACGATTTCCCACTTCTTTGTATCCTGATTCACACCGTGATAGTGAAGCGCTTCCCGGCCTCGATCATTCACGTGTAAAAACGGTTTAGCATAAAAGAGTTTACGGCCACTAGGTAAAGTAATAGTAAGGAAGTCCTGCCCGTTGTTGTAGTCGCCTTCTCTGGCAATGATTAACCCCTTTATGCCTACTGGGTAACCGGTCCGCATGACTTCCAGTGCAGCATTCTCCATGCTATACCACAGGTCAACTATGCGCCGGTTAGATCCTCTCCAGCGTTTTACGATGTCCGGGATTTCTTCTTCCGTAAGGCCCATTTTCAAAGCTCCCATGGCGATAAGCGCGCCGGCTGCTCCTTGATATCCAAGCGCTAGTTCTGCAACTTTCCCTTTCTGGCGAAGGTCGTATTCTGGATTTCCTTTTTTGATGAGTTCAATCGGAACGCCAAACATTTGACTGGCTGAAGCTTCATAAATTTTTCCGTGGCTGGCAAATACGTTAAGCCGCCATTGTTCTCCCGCCAACCAGGCTATCACCCGGGCTTCTATGGCTGAGAAGTCGGCCACATGGAATATGTGTCCTGGCGTGGGAATGAATGCGGTCCGGATAAGCTGACTTAATGTGTCCGGCACATTGCCAAAAATAAGTTTGAGAACAGCGATTTTCAACCTTTTAACGTTTTCTCGCGCAAGTTCTAAAAGTTCCATATGGTTACGCGGGAGATTGTGAACCTGGACCAACCTCCCCGCCCAGCGTCCTGTCCGATTCGCACCATAGAACTGCAGCAAGCCCCTAATTCGACCATCGTCACACAATGCCGCCTTCATAGCTGTATACTTTTTGACACTGGTCTTTGATAGCTCTTGCCGGATCTCCAACATGCGCCTGGCAGTATCACTATCCGTGGTTTTTATTAACTCCGCCACCGTTCCCTTTTGCAAGTTGGGAATTTCATCCCCCGTTTCTTCCGTTAGCCAGGCAGATAGCTGTTTTACACTTTTAGGGTTCTCCAGCCCCGAAAGTTGAATGGCCTCCGTCATAAGCTCAGATGTGATAATCTCGTTAACTTGTAAGGATCCATCCACTAAGCCTTTATCTACAGTTACACCGTAAGCGTTAATCTGTTGATCAATAGTCCATAAATACTGTTCCTGATCCGGTACAGGAAACGAGGATAGTCGCCTGTTGACTTCCATCTCGGTAACTACGTCTTGCCGGCAGTATTCTTTAAATAACTGCCACTTTTCCGGTTCATGGTGTGGTAAATTTCTGGTCCGGTTTCCGTTCTTAGCGGTTGGCTTACAAGGTACACAGAAAGTTCGAATTAAGGCATTTCCTATACCCATTTTCCGTTTATCTTCTGGAAGACCTAAGGCTATCGCTGTCGCCGCTAAGCCTGCGGTATAGCCACAATACAGGCCGTGTAACATAGTGCAACGCCATTGACTCAGAGGTGCTTGATAAAATTTATTTAGGCAATACCACTCAAACGGCGCGTTATAAGCGTGCTTGGCGATAGCCGAATCTTTTAATGCTTCAATTACAATCGGTGGTAATTGTTCTCCTTGCGCCAGGTCTACTATGCTAACTGCTCCGCCATCAAAGCCATAGGCGAATAATAGTATTTGGAAATCGCCGGACTGCACATATTTGTACAGTCCGCTTTTCTTTATATCAACACTACTAAAGGTTTCAATATCAACCGATAAGCTTCTCATAATCCCATTACAGTACCATATAACGGCTTACCCGTTATCGGGTCAACTTGCACCGGTTGCGGCGTTGAGGTTGCGGGTGCTATCCCAGGAACATAAGCTTGAGTGTACATTGGCGCGGCTGGTGCTACCGGTGCCGCGTAGGAAGGTTGTCCATACGCTGGCTGTGGCGACATCATTGCGGCTGGCTGAACGCCATAATTTGGAGCAGAATACATAGACGCTTGGGCCGGAATACTCTGCGCCGGTGCAACACCGCCGCCAAAGTCAGAGACTGCAGAAGTACGCCCACCGCCTAGCGGTTCACCGTCCCTTGTTTTCTGCACATTCCCAAGGCCGCAGCCAACGCCTCGTTTTCCATTATTTAAGTATGCGAAAAATCGAATGGAAACCCGGGCATACATACCGCTGTATACTTCGCTTTGATTAATAATCGGATTCATATTTAAATCTACAATTTCAGGCATTTGCTCTGTGGAAGCAGTCATAACCCAATGGCCCCGGCATTCTTCCGAAAAAGGATCGCCATTAGTCCTTGCTCCATCACCATCATAAATGGGGTATGCAATCACAGGCGGTCTAACACCATTCCACTTAGATGGGATTCCTTCTTGAACTGCGGCGTTCATACAAGCATCCATCCGCTGCCTTGTAGCTACATCGTTTTTAGGGATTAAAAGGGTCGCACTAAACTTTGGCTTTGAGTCGCGATTATTCGGATTAGCATAAGCCTTAAACAGATGTACATAGCTCACTCTAACTTCACCAGTTACCATGAATTTCGGATCTTGATTTGCCATTTTTGTTTCCTCCTAAAATTTATTTAATTATTCTCGCTTAGCGGGCTGCTAAAATCTTCGGCTGCGCTTGATCGTTTAATTGCTTCTCGCTTATCGCTTTCAGGTGCAAGAGCCGGTTTGCCAGGTGGAGTAATAACGTGTTCAGATAGCAACTCTTTGAATTTGTTCTTTCCCAGCAGGTCTTCAACTGCGGTTAGGGTCAACGGTTTTCTTTCATAGAGCATGGTCTCCGGAGTACCATTGGCGATTAACACTTTGAATGCTTGATCTGAACTGGTAAAACTTCTCGTACTGCGTCCATGGATGGCTTTCCATCCTGGTATCTCATTGCCTTTCAAACATTCGGCCAAGGCATATTTTTCGAGAGCCTCTGCCCAGGCGGCCAGATCCTGCGCCTGGCTGAGTATTGCTCCCACTTCCTCATTAGAGATAGTTGGGGGCTTTACCATTTTGTAATTGGCCAAAACGAGGTTCTGTTCGGCTCTCCCCCTGCACTTTGCTTTAGCTCTGCAAAACTTACAATGCTCACCGGCTATAAAATCTCCTTCGCCGGCAAAAGCTTTTTGGGCTATGGGCTTAATACTTTCGCCCCAGCTTAGTAACTCTTCAATCGATAATTCAAACTCAGATAGAGAATCTCGTCTTGGCTGCACAATGGCCAGCTTTACCGTTTTTATGGAGAAAGTAAGTAAGCTGTACAGATATGCACCTAAGGCGTACAACTTCATTTGTGGGTTGTCTTCCGCGCTTACGGGAACTCCCTGCCCGTACTTAAAGTCGACTACGTGCAAGGTGTTTCCACCGATTACAACAGCATCCCCCGTCCCGAAACCATCGGGTGCATACGTTGAATAATCCAGGCGCTTCTCTATGGCAATATATGGTGGAAAGGCAAACCCGTGAACAATACTCGAAAGATAGTCTTTATAGGTGTCGGTATGCTTTTGCATCTCATCCTGGTATAAAGGGTTTTCCTGCAGTTTTTTCATTTTGGAATTAAAGGTTCTCGTCCCCATGGGCTCTGTAAAATGCTTCCGTAATTTTAGTTCCGCAATCTGATGAGCTAAACTTCCTTCATCTGCATAGACGCTGCTCTCCTCCGGCAGCGTCTCTTCTAATCGGACAGAGGGCGTACAACTTAGCCATCTATGGGCCGAGCTTGCGGATAAGAGCGCGTGTTCGCTCATATCCGCGCCCCCAACGCTCTAAGTTGCGTCGCAAAAGCCCCGTATTGTTCTTTTGGAATTTGGTTCACCGCTTGTACACCAAAAGCGGCTAACATGTTCAAAAGGTCAGGTTGCCGACCTGCATCCATCAATTGCGTGGCCGCAACGGCCAATTGTTCAAGTGTATACTGTTGAGCTGCTACTGGTACGCTTGCTTGTGCTGGGGCTGGATCAGCGGGAACTGCTTGAAATGTCGGTGCCACTCCTTGTGCGGGATTTGGCACTACGGATAATGCAGGAGCTGCGTTACCCGTGAATACGGGGGCTTGCACCACCGGGGCTACGGTTGGCATCGGCACAACGTTTTGAACCGATGAGACTGTTTCAGGAACAGAACCGACAACCTTTCCTAATAGACTAGCAAGACTTTCTAAACCTTTGACATTAACGTCGATTGTGATATGCATGTTACATCCTCCTCAAATTTTCGTTTATTTTTGGGCACTCATCCGGAATACAGTAATGCCGATTAGGGCATGTATCACATTTAGAGCGATTACAGATTTCCATCTGTATCAGGCTCCTCCGGCTCATCTCGCGCCTGCATTACCGGGCATCTATTGCAGTGACTTTCACTGGGTGGATTGCACATGGAGCATTGAGTTAATCCGTCCATACTCACGCCGCATCAACTCCCTGCTGCTCTGTTTCGTATATAACTTCCAGGATCACCATCGCCCGACCGGCCGAAAATTGGTTATGGTCCATAATGTACTTTGTTCTCAGTTCCCGCAGTCGGCTTATTGTCATCAGTCGATATAAGCCACAGAACTCTTTTCCTGTGTTGTAACCAAGCTTATATTCCTTGCTTGCCAACATCCTTTCGTGAATGAGTTGGAAGCATTTCATAGTTTTTTCAGCCATTTCTACCCCTCCATTGACCGCAATCACACCAAAGTGGTATAATTACGGTGATCTGATAATCTATCTATTTAAAGTCGTCTGTGTGTCAGCACAGGCGGCTTTTGCTTTTGTTAAAAGACAACTGTCTACAATTCCAAGCTTGTACTGAGTTTCTAAATCTGTGAGGAATTCCAATTTCCACTGAACATCGTCACATATTTCCTTTACAGCGCTTTTTATAATCTCGGTAACCTCCGGACTTAAGTCCTCAGGCTTTTGCTTATCTAAAAGTATCCTTGGTAATGGCTTAATAGCCGCATCGGCTTCCTGATGTTCTTTAAATACGTGTTGCATAACACTTTGAATGTGCATATCACAATCGGGACGTTCAAATATTCCGTATCCGGTTCCCTCTAATGCAATGGCTCTTCCGAATAATGGGTGAAGCTTTGCGAGGTCTAACCGGGATTGTGATGGTATTGATCGACCAGCATTTACAATCTTGTAAAAGCTATCCACGGAGTGCAAGCACCTCCGAGCAATGTCTTTTCGTTGCAACCCCTTTTCTTTGAGGTCTTTAAAGCCTTGCTCAACCATTTTTGCAACGCTATCCAAGCTATATGCTCCTTCCTGTTTTGTCCGATTCAATATCTTTAATCGGACAAAGTATTTTGCTAAACTAAAATCCAGAGGTTAACTCCTCACCCCTTCCAACCTGTCCTCTCCCGGGCGGGTTTTCTTTTTACTACCATAGCCACCGGATTATTTGGCCAGCCATAAACAAAATTGCCAATGCTAGAAAACCTATTGTGAATTTCCCCACCCGACTATCCTGCCGTGGCGATTCGTAACTCTCTATCTGTATCCGCATCTCTTAACTCACCTCCTTCTGCAAATGCTCCTGAATCAGCTTTTAAGGCATCTAACATTTCCTCAAAACTAGGCTGATTCTTACAGCGTTTTGGTTTTGGCCTTGGTTGTATTTTTCTAACTGAAACAACCTCATATTTGTGACCCTCGAACCCTGCAGCACGCTTTTTCAATATTTCCAATGCAGGCTCTACTGTAATTCGGTAATTGTGCTTTGTCTTTTCACAGGGAATAATTTGGAGTCTGCAAAGTATTCGAATCTCTTTTACCGAAAGTCCAGTTATACTTGAAAACTTTCGAGGTGTTGCAAACATAGGTAGCACTAACGTTTCATCCATTCATTCTCACCTCCTTATGCTGCTGGATGCGGAGCCCCTTTTGTGTTGCTTGATGCGTCACGAGAGGCTAAAAAAATTTCTTCGACTGTAAGTCCAAAAAAGCTAGCTATTTTTAATAGAACTTTTACAGAAGGTCTTCTCGTACCTTGTTCTATTTGGGTGTAGAAAGATCTTGATATCCCTATAGATTTAGCCACATATTCATGAGTAAAATTATTTTTTTCTCTAATCTTAATCAACTTTATTTGTTTCATAATTCTCCCCTCCTTGTTGCTTGACGCAACACGTTGTTGTCTTTATTATATGTCGCTTCAAGCAACATGTCAATGCTAATTTTAAAATTTGTCATACACTAGGCAACATATGTTGCAGGTAGCAACAATCAGCGTTATTATATAAGTACTAGCGAGGTGAAAAGCTTGGCGACATTTGCTGATAGGCTTAAAAATTTACGTCAGGAACTTGGGTATTTACAAAAGGAACTAGCGGCAAAACTTGAAATAAGCCGTTCTACTCTTGGTTCATGGGAATCTGGAAATCGTATTCCTGAACTAGGAACCGCACAGAAACTAGCGGATTTTTTCAATGTTTCAGTTGACTATCTATTAGGAAGAACGGACAATAAGACAAAGATGTCTTCTGAATCTCCAGAACCTAAAAAACCCAAGGACTTGCTTAAATTCCTCGACGAATCAGAAGTAATGTTCGACGGTGATACCTATAAATTAAATGAGGAAGATAAGAAAAAAATAAAGGCTGCCCTAGAATTAGCTTTTTGGGATGCAAAAGAGCAAAACCGCAAGGCTAGAGCCGAAGCTAAAGCCAGAAGGGAGAAAAGCAGCAATGACTAACGAAGAATTTCAAAAAACTATATTAGAACAGTTAAACGAATTAACAAAAGGTCAGCGCGAACTGCAAAAATCTATTGCCGGTATGGAAAATAAGTTTAGTGAAAAAATTGATGCTTTATATGATGCTAGAGAAGTGCAATTTGACGTTAACGAACGAATTTGCAGCGCATTAAACCGGATCGAAAGCAAAATGGATAGATTAACTTTAAAAGTATCGGCTCATGAATCAGAGCTGCGCCGTGCTAAGTAATTAACTCTGCCCTAATATTGTTATGGGCAAATTTTTTTAATCATAAGACCAAACTTATGTTCTCCGAGGTGCCGCATGAATCTAAAAATACGAGTTAAAAACTTGGTAAAAAAACACGGTACTGCTAATCCATCCTACATAGCTAGAAATTTAGGGATACGAATTTTTACTGCACCACTCCCTGATACCGTTCGAGGGTTTTTAGTCCGTGTACTTCGTCGCAAATTCATATTCATTAATGAAAACTTATCGGATTTTTCCCAACAAGTAGTTTTATGCCACGAATTAGGACACGCTCGCTTACATACCGGGTATGGCTATTACTTTCATCCTGATACTACTTATTACGTCGCTAGTACGCACGAACGTGAAGCTAATGAATTTGCCGCCCATTTGCTTTCATACAACCATGACATAGACGGAATAGCACTCGCCGCAATTATACAAGAAAAACGACCTGATCCCAAAACCGTACATAAAATATTGAGTGAATTTATATTGAGTTAATATATTTTGCGTAGAAAAGACACCGTGTTTTAGACGGTTGCGTCTTTTTATACAGTCTAAAAACATATGTTCATAAGGAGGAGTATTTATGGATTTTAGTATTCAGCTAAAGCAGTTTTCTACTCGCATCGGAAAGCTTAAAGATCAAATCCAAACAGAGGAAGCCACTAAAACATCTATGATAATGCCGTTTTTTCAAATTCTAGGGTATGATATTTTCAACCCACTAGAATTTGTACCCGAATTTACAGCAGATGTTGGTATTAAAAAAGGTGAAAAAGTTGACTATGCCATTTTGAAAGACGACAACCCCATTATACTAATTGAAGCAAAATGGTGCGGAGAAAATCTTACAAAACATGATTCCCAATTGTTCCGATATTTTGGAACTACGCCAGCCAAATTTGCAATTTTAACAAATGGCCTTATTTATAGATTCTACACAGATCTCGAAAATCCAAACGTAATGGATAAAAAACCGTTTTTTGAGTTTAATATTCTTGAAATAAAAGACTCTACCATTCAAGAGCTTAAAAAATTTCATAACCAAGACTTTGATGTTGATACAATATTCAGCACTGCTTCAGAATTAAAATATTCAAGTGAACTAAAGACTTATCTAAACCAACAGTTACTAACTCCTTCTGATGAGTTCACCAACTTTTTTGTAGGACAAATATACACCGGAAGGAAAACTCAAAACACTATTGAAAAATTCAGAGATGTTATTAAAAATTCATTTAATCAATTTATAAATGAAACTATGAATGATCGAATTAAAACAGCCCTTGATCAAACCCAAAGCAAAGAATTCGATCTAGCTACTGAAGAAACTGCCACAACTTCTGCTGCAGTCAAATCCATATCGGAACCTATAGAAGAAAAAATAATTACAACCATGGAAGAATTAGAATCATTCTATATAATTAAATCATTACTACGAGAAGTTATTACTCCTTCTCGATTGGCTCATAGAGATACTGAATCATACTTCGGTGTACTTTTGGATGACAATAAACTAAAATGGGTTTGCCGTCTGCAGTTAGATGGTTCTAAAAAATACTTAATCATTCCAGATCAAGATAAAAAATCAATTAAGAATCAGCTCGATTCCATTGATGACCTTTACAATTATAAAGATAACCTTATAGAAGTCGTAAAAAGATATATTTGATATACGGAGGTATACAATGAAAAAAATAATCACTGCTATATGTCTTATCTTGTTCTCCCTAACCTCAATTACTTATGCTAACAACTGGCATTTTAACGGTCAATCAAAAAATGGCAATCAATACTATATCGACCTTGATGAGATGTCTTATGACCATTCTAGCGGCTATCAAAATACCAATATAGTAACCGTACATGAAAAAACAATATTATCACCACAAGAAATCGCACATTATCAAGAAATCACTCGTAATAAAGGTAATTATCATCCAGGTTGGGATCATTTAACCCACATTATTACGCACTATAAATACGATTTGTCCAATAATACATATGCAATTTCTTATATGGTTTTTTTAAATCAGAATGATAATGTTATTGCAGAATATCAACAAAACCCTTTAAGATTTAAACCAGTTCCTATCAATAGCTTCGACGAAAAAACACTTAAATTAATCCTTAATAATAAAGAACAAGTGCAAAATTAAATAAAATTGCAAAATAACCACAAGCGGCCTAGCCGCTTCTCTTTTAGCCACACAACCAAACATATGTTCAAGGAGGTCCTTCTCTTGACACCGATTCGACTACAATTACACCAAATGATTGACGCTTTTCCTGAAGATGTACTGGTTAATGTCTTTTGGGCACTTGTCAAAATAAGAAAACATCAAGATTTAATCTCTCATATCAACAATCTCCCTATCTACGATATGAGTAATGCAAACGGCATCAAAAAGCTAAAACAGAAGAAAGGAGAAAATTCCTATGTCCAAAAAACAGCGAAATAATTGTGGTAGCGTCTATAAGGATGAACGCGGAAAATATCGCGTAATACTCACAATGCCTGATAATGAAGGGCGCACCACTAAACGCTTTGACACTCCAGAAGAAGCTGAAGCCTGGCGAACTGAACAGATCAACAAACTTTATAAAGGCAGGTTTGTTAAACCTTCCGACCTCGCTCTTCAAGAATGGCTTCTAAAATATCTTTCAATCTATAAAAAGGGAAACATACGCGAACGATCTTTTGATCGTGATATAAGCATAGCCAAGCACTGTAAGCCACTAGCAGAGCAATGTATTCAGGATCTTATACCGAGCGACTTCCAGAAGCTTCTTAATGACCTAAAGGAAGAAGAATATAGCGGCGAAACCCGAAAAAAAGTCTATAATCTCCTTAATTCAGCTTTAAAACAAGCAGTTTTTGAAAGAATAATTGAACATAATCCTATGGACAGCGTAAAGCCCCCCACCGTAACTCGTGACGAAGTTGTTACCTTTAGCGTGGATGAGCTTAAAAGAATAAAAGATGCAGCAAAAGGACACCGTTTAGAGCCCCTTCTTATATTGGCCGAATCTACCGGCATGCGATTAAGCGAACTTTTAGGATTACGCTGGAATGATGTAGACTTTAATGCTAAATGTCTCTTTATACGTCAGGTTATACAACGAGGTTCCAGTGGTTTTGTCCTGGAAGAGCCTAAATCAAAGGCCAGCAAGCGCAAAATTACGCTGCCGGCCGAAACCCTTCAACACCTTAAACAATTATCTGATAGGACAGTACGTAAGCTGTATCCTGACAAATTCGGCGACATATGTTTCACAAGCGAAGCCGATACCCCCGTAGATCCAAATAACTTTGAACGTTGGTGGCGAAGTATTCAAAAGAAAACCCATCCGGAATATCAAAGACTGGAACAAGTAAAAACCGAATTAAAGAAAAAAGGCGTCAAAGTTACCCATGAAGATTATAAAAAGATCGTTGCATTACAAAAACAAATACCGCATAAAAAATTCCATGCATTGCGTCATACGCATGCGAGCCTACTTCTTGCTAATGGCGTGCCTATTATCGACGTTTCTCGCCGTCTAGGCCATGCTAGGCCGTCTATTACCCTCGATCTATACGGACATGCCATACCAGATAATGATAATATAATTGCCGATAAAGTAAGTCAAATTTATAAATTATAACACGAAAAAGCCAGCTTCCCCAACCGGGAAAACTGGCTTTATATTTTGCGGTTGCACCCATTTTACACCCATATGACCCACGCCCTTGAGTTACTCATGTCTGCAACACATTGATTTCATTGGTGTCCTGGGCGAGATTCGAACTCACGACCCACGGCTTAGAAGGCCGTTGCTCTATCCAGCTGAG